CTGCTCGACGGCGTGTTCGAAGACGACAGTCAGTTCGGCATCGTCTACGGTCTTGATGACGGGGACGACTGGACCAGCGAAGATTCGCTGATGAAGGCCAACCCCAACTGGGGTATCTCTGTGCGCCCAGAAATTCTGGGACCACTGCAGGCCAAGGCTATGCAGTTGCCCAGCGCGATGAACAACTTCAAGACCAAACACTTGAACGAGTGGGTCAACGCCGACACAGCATGGATGGACATGCGTTCCTGGGACGCCTGCGCAGATCAGGACCTGGACATCGAGTCCTTTGTGGGTCAGCCCTGCTGGGTGGGGCTGGACCTGGCCAGCAAGACAGACATTGCCGCCTTGGTGATCGTATTTGCCCATCCTGAGATTGCCGACGCGTTTGCAGTCTTTGGTAAGTACTACCTGCCAGAAGACACGGTCAATGCCAACGGCAACAGTCAGTACTCGGGGTGGATGCACACCGGACGATTGATCGTGACGCCAGGCAATGTGATTGATTTCAGTTGGATCGAAGCTGATCTGAATGATCTGTCCTCTCGCTTTGCTGTGCAGGCNGTCGCNTTTGATCCNTTTCAGGCAACGCAACTCTCNACNCGAATGATGAGTGAGGGNCTGCCCATGATTGAAGTGCGTCCNACGGTNCTGAATTTCTCAGANCCGATGAAGACGCTNGAAGCCCTGGTGCTTCAAAAGAAATTGGTTCACGACGGNGACCCGGTGCTGGNTTGGATGGTCAGCAACGTGGTGGCCCACCTGGACGCCAAAGACAACATTTACCCACGCAAGGAGCGAGCAGAAAACAAGATCGACGGCATCGTTGCACTGATCATGGCGCTGTCGCGCGCGATCAAACCGGGTGACTCGGTGGTGCTGGGATCCGACTACGAACTCATGCTGCTTTGAACTGATGGGACTGTTTAGCTTTTTTGATCGCTTTCGAGGATCTGGTGGCTCCAGCGCTTCAGGTGGAGATCGTTCGCCATGGGGTGACTTTTCATTTGAGTCGATATCTGCGCGAAGTGGCAGTGGTATGCGCGTCTCGCCTGATAGTGCGCTTCGACTAGCTGCAGTGTATGCATGTGTGCGGATCCTGGCCGAAACAATTGCATCACTGCCGTTGGTGGTTTACCAGCGCCGCCCTGACGGCGGCAAGGACAGGGTCACGGACCACTGGCTTTACCGATTGATGGCCAAGCGGCCGAACCGGTTTCAAAATCCATTCGAGTGGCGCGAGATGCTGCAAGGCCACCTGGCTTTGCGAGGTAACGCCTACAACCAGATCATCACCAACCCGCGTGGCGAGATCATCGAACTTATGCCGATCCACCCGGACCGGGTCAAGATTGAGTTGTTGCCCTCAGGTGAATACCGCTACCGAATTAGTGACCGCTCTGGCACTGAGGTGATCTTGCCAAGAGGTGAGGTCTGGCATTTGCGTGGCCTATCTTCAGATGGGTTGATGGGTATGAGCCCGATTGAGCTTGCCCGGGAGAATCTGGGTACTGCACTAGCAGCCCAAGGCTACGGCGCACGTTTCTTTGCCAACGATGCCAAACCTACCGGCGGGTGGATTGAGTTTCCTGGCTCGTTCAAGGACTCCGAGGCCAAGAAGGTGTTCCGTGAGTCCTACCAGCAGGCACAGTCCGGGGCCAACCGAGGCAAGGTCCTGGTGTTGGAAAACGGTATGAAGTTTCACGAAGTGGGCGTCACAAACAAAGACGCCCAGTTTCTGGAGCTGCGCAAGTTTCAGATCACCGACGTGGCCAGGCTCTTTCGTGTGCCACCGCACATGATTGCTGATCTTGATAGAGCGACCTTCTCCAATATCGAGCAGCAGAGTCTGGAGTTCGTCATGCACACCATGACGCCCTGGGCTGAGCGCTGGGAGGCCAGCATTCAGTCTGAGTTACTTCTTGAAAGTGACGATATAGAGATTGAGTTTGATTTTGCCAATCTGATGCGCGGTGATGCGTCCAGCCGCTCAAGCTACTACCAAAGTGGAATTCAAAACGGCTGGCTCACGCGCAACGAGGCACGCATTGCAGAAAACCTTAATCCCATTGACGGACTAGACCAGCCTTTGAGGCCGCTCAATATGGTCGAGGAGGACGCGGCAGAGGATTTGGAAATCGATACAGAAGCACAAGCGGCAGAGCCACCGGAGCAAGAAGCGATCAAGCCTGCGGAGGATGAGAGTGTTGCCCGACTCAATGGTCGGCTTAACGCCCTTGTTCAAACGACCTCTGAGCGGCTTGCTCGCCGAATCGGCCGATCAGGTCATTTGGCAGAAAAAGACATCTTGTTGATCTCGCAAGCCTTGGCCGTGCCGCTTGACCGGGTTCAGCTTTGGTCAAACCAAACACCCCAGCCACTAGATCAAAAACGGCTCACCGAATCACTTATCTCCCTCGGACAGAATTTATGAAAAACCAACTATTAGTCGCTGAATTTATGGCAACGCCTTGGGCCTTGATGCCTGAGCGATTAAGTGCTCTGGCCACTGTCATTTCACGCTGGTCACAAGGCGTGCCTGCCAGCGACGCTGCCATGTTTCAGGTCCAAACAGACCGTGTTCTGCGGGACACCCGCAGACAGACCTCAGCTGCCATTTCGGGTGGCGGCATTGCCGTCATCCCTATTTACGGGGTCATCACACAGCGTGGCAATATGGTGGATGACGTCTCCGGCCCTGGCATGGTCAGCACCCAGATCGTTACCCAAATGCTCAGACAAGCCGTTGCTGATGACGCGGTCAGTCAGATCTTGCTGGACATTGATAGCCCTGGCGGCAGTGTTTACGGCGTTTCTGAATTGAGCGATGCGATTTTGAGTGCCCGTGCACAAAAGCCCGTGGTGGCGATTGCGAACAGTCTGGCCGCTTCGGCTGCTTACTGGATCGGTTCCCAAGCTGGCGAGTTCTATGTCACCGCCGGTGGCGAAGTGGGCTCGATTGGCGTGTGGCAGGCGCACCAGGACTACAGCAAAGCCATGGATGAAGCTGGCGTTAAGACCACGCTCATATCGGCGGGCAAGTTCAAGGTCGAGGGCAATCCGTATGCACCACTGGACGAAGAAGCGCAGGGATTTATGCAGTCCCGCGTAGAGGACTATTACGCTGCATTTACCAAGGCTGTGGCCAAGGGGCGTGGTGTGCCCATCACTCAGGTCCGCGATGGTATGGGTCAAGGACGGGTCTTGGGGGCTGATGCGGCCTTGGCGCAAAACATGGTGGACGGCATCGCGAGCTTCGATCAGGTCTTGAGCAAGATGCACATGGACGCGGCATCAAGTGCAAAGTCCAGTCCACAAGCCAAACCCAAAACCTCCCGCTTGGCCCAAGCCCGCACTGAGCTTGGGATTTTGTAATTTGGACTGCTCAGGAGTTGCTCCGTTGAGCACCTCCAGTCCGAACGGCGACCCGTAGGTCGCAACCTTGATGCTCGACTAGCTTCGCGCATTTTTTAATCTTTGAAATCCCGCCACTCAAGAGGTGGCTTTTTTACGTCTGGAGAAACCCAAATGAGTAAGCAATTGCGCGAGCTTCAAGCTCGCAAGTCTGATCTTGTCAAAGAGGCTCGTGCCTTAACTGACATTGCCGCCCAAGAAAACCGAGATCTCTCAGATGAGGAAGTGATCAAGTTCAATGGACTTAAGAGTCGAATTGAAACCGCTTCGGCGGCTATTGACCGCGAGTCGGCCTTGATTTCCGAAGAGGTTCAGATGGGGTCGCATGTAGGCAACCACTCTGGTGCTGGCCATGGTTCGATATTCCCCAGCGTCGTGGTGAGCGATAACCGCGAACTCGATCCCAAACATGGCTTTCAGAGCTTGGGCGACTTCTTGCAAAACGTCTGCCATGCGCAAAAGCCAGGCAACCCGATAGACGATCGCCTGCTGATTGGCAGCGGTCGTGGCGCTGCCGCTCCAGCCACCTTTGGCAGTGAAGGCTCTGGTCAAGATGGTGGCTTCTTTGTGCCGCCACAGTTCTCAAAGGAGATTTTTCAGCTGTCTTTGGGCGAGGACTCGTTGCTGCCGCTGACCGATAACGTGGAAATCAGCGGAAACACCATGGCGTTTCCCAAGGATGAGACCACACCCTGGGGCACCAACGGCATTCGCGCTTACTGGCAAGGCGAAGCGGCTCCAGCGGTCACNACNAAGCCCGTGNTGGGACTTTCTACTTTGCGGCTCAAAAAGCTGATGGCNCTGGTGCCNACAACNGATGAGTTGTTGGAAGACGCNAATGCCTTGTCAACCTATCTGCCCGAGAAGATTGCACTGTCCATTCGCTGGAAAACCAATGAATCCATCCTGTTCGGGTCGGGCTCTGGCGTACCGGTTGGCGCGCTCAATGCTGGCGCTACGGTCAATGTGGCCAAGGAGACTGGGCAGTTGACGCAAACGCTGCTGCCACAAAACCTGGCCAAGATGATTGCGCGTCTGCCAACGGGCTCATTCGCCAACGCGGTGTGGATTGTCAACAACGACGTGTTGCCAGCATTGTTCACCCTGACCTTGGGTAACTACCCGATCTACTTGCCCACCGGATTGAACGTTGGTGGCATTCAGGTCTCTCCCTACGGCACGCTGCTGGGTCGCCCGGTGTTTGTGTCCCAACACGCCAACACCTTCTCAGCACAGGGTGACATCTTGCTGGTGGACCTGAAGTACTACCAAACGATCACTAAGTCTGGCGGCATGCAGACCGCCACGTCGATGCACCTGTACTTCGATGCCGATCTCACTGCGTTTCGAACCACCTTCCGCATGGACGGCCAGTCCAAGCTCAGCAGTCCCATCACACCTGCCAAAGGCAGCGCAACGATGTCTCCATTCATCCAACNNGGCGCGCGCTAAGCAGCCTCAATCCTTAGGAGAAAACTATGTTCCCCAACGCAAAACGGCAGCGAACTGCTGTCCGTTCTCGCAACCATCGATCCGGCCGCGCAAGCGGCGGGAACAGTCACTACCGGTTGGNTTTCTGTGGCCAATCACCACGGCTTTCTTTCCTTGGTGCAGACCGGAGTGCTGGGCACCAGCGCCACAGTGGATGCTAAGTTGCAGCAGGCGGTTGATGCCACTGGTACGAGTGCCAAGGACATCAGTGGCAAAGCGATTACTCAGATTGTCAAAGCCACTGGCGACAACAAGCAGGCCTTGATCAACGTCAAACCCGAGGAGCTCGATACNGTGAACGGCTTTGGCTTTGTTCGCCTGTCACTCACTGTGGGTGTNGCCGCAAGTCANACTGCAGCGCAAATCNTGGGCGTCAATCCTAGAGAGCTGCCAGCCAATGCAGGTAATCAGGCANCNGTTGTGCAGATCGTNTAAATGCCACTGCAACTGGTCACAGCTCCAGCGGGGGAGCCAATCACGCTTCTTGAGGCAAAACAGCACCTGCGGGTGGATGTTGACGATGATGACGCGCTGATTGGCTCACTGATAACCGCAGCTCGGCAGGCAGCCGAAACACTAACCGGCAGGCAGTTGATGACTGCTCGCTGGAGGCTGGTGCTCGATGCCTTTCCGGGCGCGTTAACCATGCATGTTCCAGCCGATGCGGCATTCAGCCTACCAGGACACGCGATTCTTATTGCGAAATGTCCAGTGCAGTCTTTGGTCAGCATTGAATACCTGGACATGAATGGCAGTTTGCAGTTGATGCCAGCGAGTGATTACGTGTTGGACACAGCATGCGAACCTGCTCGACTCACTCCGGTATTTGGAAAGACTTGGCCAACAACTCTTCCTCAGATTGGTTCTGTGATCGTTACTTTTGACGCTGGATACGGCCCAAGCTCATCAGTCCCCGAAGGACTTAAGAGTTGGATCAAATTGCGGGTGGGGAGTCTTTACGGCCATCGGGAAGAAGTGGCAATGCTTTCGCGTGGCCGCATCGACCCATTGTCATTCGTGGATGGTCTTCTCGATGGATACCGAGTGAGCTTGGTATGAGCTCAATCAGTGCGGGCCATTTGTGCCACCGTGTTCGCATTCAGCTACCTACGGTTGCAAAGGATGTGTTGGGTGCACCTACACAGACCTGGACAGATGTGGCGATTGTTTGGGCTGACATTCAACCCATATCAGGCCGTGAAGCCCGGATTGCAGATCGCATAGCTTCGGTGGTTACTCATCAAATCACAGTCCGTCATAGATCCGAATTTAACGATCCCAAGAGCGTTGCACAAATGCGAGTTCTGTATCGAGGGCGTGTATTCGCAATTCACAACGCGCTGAATGAGGATGAGGCCAATGTCTCAGTCATTCTGTTAGCCAGCGAAGGGGTGAGTAATGGCTAGAGTTGAAACAGTTCGAATTGAAGGACTAGCTCAGCTTGATCGTGCTCTTCGTGAACTTCCCGAGCGTATTGCTAATCGAGGACTCAGAGCCTCGGTTTATGCAGGTGCAAAGGTCATACGGGATGAGGCTCGGGTACAGGCACCTAAAGCTGCGCAGTCCCTTGGTTCAAAGCAGCCACCTCCCGGAACGCTCAAACGTTCGGTGATCATGAAGCACATACGAGAG